GGATTTGTCAAGATTTAATCTTGACCTTCTAACTTCATCAACAAGATGATCCATCATGACCCTATATGCGCCTGGCTTGAAGCCATGGCGATTGAATATATCGTATTGGTCTTGGCTCACTTCAGTGAAGTTAGCAGTGTTTGCGTTGTAGATACGAAAGGCTCCGCTGTGGAGCCTCTCTATCTTTACACCCATGTCGATGAAGTACTCGCCTTCACTTGTTGACCATGGGGTGTGGTGCTCGGTGATGTCATTCCATGCTTTCATACTCAAGTATTGTGTATTCTTCATCAAACTCTACCGAAACGTCAGGAAGGTATCTAAACCAAATGACATAGCCTGTCTTTGTTCTAGCTACATACACCACATATACTTTGCCGTCTTCACCTTGTCTATGAAAGTAATTGAACAATGGCGCGTCAACGTCCTTGCGGTTGACATTTAAGCTGTGCATCTTGGCTCCGTTGTACTCAAGAGTGTTGAGAGCGATTGATAGAGCTGTGTTCATGTCATGAGCGGTGGTGTAGAAGTTGCCGTCATTTAAGACCTCGTAGTCAGCGCGATCAGGTTTCCACTGGGCGCTGATGGCTGATGCGAACGTTAGCATGCCAAGGCAGAACATTGCGACAACCATCGGGATTCCGATGGAAGCCCGAAGGATATCATTCTTGATTCTTACAACAAGGCCCATCCCGAGCATTGTTGCGATAAAAAGTATTGCATACATATTAGTTTGGATTTATTTTATTAATACTCATCTGTACTATAGCCTGGGTGACGTCGGTGATGATATGATCACTGACAATACTGCCAAGCGTTAGTGCATTCATTGGATTGGTTGCGAATAGCTTTAGTGACTTGCCATTGTCATAGGTCACGATGTACCGCTTTAAGGTTGGCGACATAGATGATTTCATGTTCAGGAATTTTAGATTTGTCAACTGCCTCTTTAACGCTGTCTGCCTCTATAGTTACACCTGAGCAGAGGATTGGACTCAGGTAGTAGCAGATGTGAAACCTATTTTTCATACGTGATAAGCCCCCAAAATAGTTTGACAATGGTTTTCTTTGACGGCTCTACCTTAGGCTGACGCTTAGTTACCTTCTTCAACTGAAGAGTCATCAGCTCAACCTTGATCCGATTGAGGTGTCTCTTGGTCGGTGCTCCGCTGTCCCATCTGTACAGCCGCTTGCCATCAACCTTCTTGACGTAGCCTAGCTTCTTGACAGCTATCAAAAAGTATTGGTTGATTCGGTGCTTGTCTCTGATGTCAGCTAAGGTGTAGCTGTCTCTCACATACATGTCCTCTAAGACCGTCATGTACTTGGCCTGCAATCTTTCGTTCATCATAACTTTATACTTATTCCGTGTAACAAAAAATGGATGAGTAACTCCCTGTCATCCAAACTCAGGGATATCGATAGGCCGATAGTCCTACCGGCTGGCCAACTTTCAGTGAATCTAATCTGCATAATAATTATTTTGTTTTAACAACTTCGATATCTGCTTTGATAAATCAGGTGGTGATGAATCTATTGACATCATCAATTCCATCAACTCATCAACTGAAAGAACCTTAAAAGGTACTGCAGTTCCTTTTGATTTAATATGAGCTAAAAAGCCTTCTTCTTCTTCTTCTTCTTCTTCTTTCATAGCGCGTCTATTTGTTCATAGTAATATGCCTCCGAAATGAAGTCCTCGAAGTCCCGGAGCTGTCCTTTGCTTAGCTTGGATTTCATGTCGTTGGCGGTTGATAATTCGTTCTGCTCGATGTGCTGAGCGATTGCTTCATAGTATTCAGCCATGGACTCATGGCCAACATACTCTAGGTCGTGTTTAGTTATCATTTGGAAAGAATTTAGGTGGTACAATAATAAAGTGGTTGACACAGAAAACGTTACTCGTTTCTAAAGTTACAACCTTGGTAGGTATACCTTGGGCTTTTAGTTCTGATAGTTTTGCCTTGATATTTCGCTCAGCATTCGGGTATGGGCTGTCGTCAAATTGGCCGGTGTCAGGTTCGCAGTGAACTGAGTACTTAGGCTTGGCATAGCCTCTCCAACCATCCAAGCGGACGTACTCTTGGGTCTCGTCGAAGCAGGTGCCTGCATGCTTGGCATCCGGCTGTGGATTTCTGTTGACCTTTGTGAATTCGCCGTCCCATTGGTTGCCGTTTAGGATTGGTTTTTTCTTATGCATGTAGACGCTGACGTCAGGAAGCATGTTTAGCCACTTGTTGGTTGTGCGGGTCGGCCATCCTGCATTGGTGACATATAGGCCGTCCGGTTTGTGTTCGGCGATGAGGTTTCCGAATAGAAATAATGAACGGCCATCCGTTTGGCCGTTACCTTGTTTTTTCTTTTTGCCTTCAAGGAAGGATTGGATTACTGCGTTCATGATGTTTTGATTATTAATTTGTTTTCAATAAGGTCTGATACGTAATGCATTGTTTTGCAGTGGTTGCATTCTAATTCCTGTTCACCTGATACATTTTCCTCATCATGAGGAAATGACCTCCAACCGCATTCTGATATGGTTTGTTGGAAGCATTCTAAACATTCGAATGAAATGTATGCATGGTATTTTACTACGTTAATTAATATTCCTGGTGTCTCCATATGACGAAATTAGGGGTTTTATGACGATTTATGACGGCAATATGACGAAATTATAGGGCTCAAACCCTTATAGAATCTAGGTTTATGACGAGAGATATATGAAAAAAAGTCGTCATAAAGTCGTCATGGGTCGTCATAAACTTAGTGTTTACAAGGGATGTAGCGTCATACGCCGTATTCTCTGATGAAATACGCCACAAGTTGGCGTAAGGTCAGCCGGTTGGTGTACTGACTGCACTGCGTGGCGTAAAAGCCATTGATGATTGTGACGTTGCCATCGGCAATCCATTCTTTCATTCTGCACAAAGTTCCCATGGCTGTAAATTTTTAAAGTTGATCGAGTATTCAGACTTTAAGGTCTGAACAATAAACTTGGCCAACTTCTTATTGGTCTTCTCATTACTCAGGTCGTTGTCACCGATTGCTTTGACCACGTCGCGTGGTAGCATATTTAGAACGCGATTGCAGAACTTTACGTCTTGTCCTAAGTGATAGCGTTTGTTGCGATAGATTAATGTCCAATAGTAGGCAAATCCGTAGTGTTGTGTGATTATGATTTTCATAGTGTTTCAATTAAATTAAGTTCAACAATGTGTAGTGCATCGGTATCAGGACATCGCACAATGTACTTGTTTGATGTCCCGGCTACCTGACCAACTAATTTGTAATTCCCGGTCAATACTGACTGCATTCCGTCAATCAGTATTGTTGGTTTGTTATCTAGTTTCATACGTTTATTGGTTGAATGTATACTTTTTCTAAGCCGTCGTCTAAGTGCACGTAGAACTCATCAGTTGAGTCGGTGTACGTCTCGACTATTGTTCTATGCGTTTTGATGGCTTCTTTGATTTCATTTAATAGGTCAAGCGCTTCACCGAATGACTTGAAATAATAGTGCTCGTTGTAGTCTAAACAATCAAAGCAATGGTGGACTGCAAATAGTGTCATGATAATAATTTGTTTATGTGTTTAACTTCAATTTCTTCGTAAGACATTAGCCATATCACATCTGACTCTGACCATGCTTCAACAATATAGCACTGATTTGTAGTGCTTGTAACTTTGTACTTTGTCATAAATTTTCGATTAGTTTGTTTAAGTCATTAGTTTCAGGAGCAAAGAACTTGAATCCATCAACATGCTCGCTGTAGCCAAGCTCTAGCAAATTGTTGTGTTCTTTTGTATTCTTGAATGACTCCCAAACATTGATTGGCATTTGGTAGAACGTTTCAAACGCATCTACAAAGATTAGGATAGGTTCCATGGTTAATTGTTTTAATACCACACCTCGTCGAGTGAGTACCCGAACCGACGTGTGGCGTAGTTGATATAATTGTCTAGGTGGTTCTTGTCGCTGAACTCGCGCCTAATCACAACGACCTTGCCGCTGCGATTGTAGAATTGAATTGTAGCACTCATTAGATTGTCATGCCTCCGGTTTGACCTACTGCTACTTTGTACAAGGCGAACGCTACTGCGATGCCTACTGAACTTGCCATGCATATTTGGATGGCCTTTGCGATAATGATTACTGCTTTCATGATTGTTTGTTTTAATTGGTTAAGACATGAGTGAGCTCGTGAACTCGCTCATGTTTCGACTATTGAAGTGCTCATCAGTTAACCTTCTGTGGGTGCAATTTCCAATAGTCGTCTGCATGCAACGTTGTCTCCGGGAAAACAACCACCCAACCATTGTTGGTGTACTCGGTGCGATGCAATTTGTAGCGGATGTCCTGACGTCCGTTGTTACCTTTGATTTGGTCAACTACCACCAACGTCCCGTTGATGATAGCTTTGAATGTTTGTAGTGTTGTCATTGTTTTGGGTGTGTTAATTGGTTAGCAAATAAGCCGAAGTTGGCTAATGTTTGTTTTGATATATTGGTTCTACCTTTCATGATTTCGTAAGCAACCATTGCATCTATTAATGATTGCTTCATGTTGATTCTCTCATTCATTATCTGTATCTAAAAGGGATTAATAATTTGCGTGTCTTGATTAGTACGCCTTCTTGGAAGAAACCGATGATTTCGTAACGGCCTTCAATTTTGATTACTCTAGTTTCCATGGTTGATTAATTTAATGTTGTTTAAAAATGCAGTTCTACGTTCACCATTCATACGTTCATATACAAATGTGGGGCTTTGGATGTCGTCTTGTTCAATAGAAACAATAAGTACATTGTCTTCAATTATTGGGCTTCGATTAACTCCAAATGTTACTCTTTTACCTATCTCCATGTTGTGTTTTTTTAGTGGTGCAGTGAGTGTCGCTCTCATTAATTAGTCATCCTAACTGCACCTAATGCTTTGCATGCCACGTGAAACTGCATGCCCTCTGTTATTCCCTACAGCCGGAGCTGTGGTTCCGACATGCGACCACCTGAGTAATGTATCGCATGCCCTAGGTTCGTCCTAGCTTTGTGTTATCGTATAGACCTCAGCACCGCTTATGGTCTCAAATAATATCGTATGTCAAAGAACTGAGCTAGTGTAGCAGACCTACCTTTGAACCACTTAAGCCTTGTGAACTCCCCGAAGGGCACTTAGTTAAGCTTTATCGTTTCGGTCACCTTTAGCAACATGGCTCGTCGCTTGTACGTCTAAAGGATTGCATTTAATAATTTAATTGACTGATAGGCTAAGGGTTTTAATGCTCGCTTCTCGCATTCATGTTCGTTCTCAGTAGGTTTCTCCTAAGCTCTTATTACTTTCATCTAGTCTCTGTCGCAGTGACTGCTAGAACTAAGAGTCGTAATTGAATCCCCCATGTGTGTCGCTTGTCAAGTGTTTTTGTTAGCTCGTTTGCTTGATACAAATATAAGGCAACTATTTAGATTGTCAACTATACTTTGACAATTATTTTCACATTTTATGCTAATTTATATTCATTCTAAATAAGGACATGTTGCTCTTTGAATGTAAAGTGTTGATTTATAGGTAGTTATGAATTAATGCAAAACAGGATTCCATCAAACTGCTTTGGTATTTATTTATGTAGGTAGGTGTAACCCTCACCTTCAGCACGCGCAACCAAACTAACGAACGCAACGAACGGCCGGCAGATTGATAGGCCGAACGGCATGCGCGCCGGTTGGTTTGCCTGCTGTTCTATTTAACATAATGCAAATTATAAGACAGCCCTAGCGCGCGACACGACAAACGACAGCGCGCTGTGTAGGCCGTCTGTATTGGTATTGACGTCAAACGACAGCCCGACTGGAAAAGCCAAAAAATCCGGCCGAAAAGTTCAGAAAGCAGACCCCCCGGGGTCAAATACAAACCGTTTCCCCCGAGCGGTCGGTCGCGCCAGATGGGGGTATTACCCAAAACCTCCATACATCTAAAAATTAGTATATTTGCACTATGATCATCACTCTATTCCCAACGCTCGGCCTATCGGTTGGTATTGAATACCTACCGGCAGAGGATGCTTTGCGACCGGAGTGGGTATTTTATTTGTTAATTATTAAATTATCTATAACATGGCAGTAAAAAAGACCAAGATAGTAGACCCAAAGACAGGAGCTCGCGTAGCTGACCCTAGTTTTGTTGGCATGTCTTTATCAAGTGGAGGAACAGGCACAAGTTGGCCTGAAGTAAGATCTCAATACCAAAAGGGACAGAGATCGGCAGAGTTCAATCGAAAGGGTGTACCGGCAGAATTGAAGAGTTATTTAACAGGTAAGACCGATAAGTTAAGTGAAGACTTTGACGAGCCAGTTATCAGAAGTGGTGGTGATGTTTCATATACTAGAACGGCTAAATCTCCAAAGCCTGGTGAGTTCAAGGACACGCCAAAGAACGAGAAGATGACCAAGATGGCTACTATGAAGCCAACAAAGATCGCCACAGGTGGCTCACTCAAGCAGGCAAAGCCAAAGAGCACAGCCACTGAGGGTTGGTTTGGTGACTATGTGCCTAGCACTAAGGGTGTATCTAACAAGCAGCTTAAGCAGTTTGCTTCATACGCGTCTAAGACCAATTTAGGTGAGAGTTTTATTGCTTCACCAAAGTCAGCTATTGACCAATATAAAGGTGAGATGAAGTCTCAAAGACGCGAGTATGCTAAAGAAGGCAACATGGCTGGTGTTAAGGCTACAACTGCTGACATTCGTCAAGCGCGAAGTGCTGCCAAGTTCACTGGATCAAAAAATCCGCTTGACGTACCTGGCATGGCTACTGGTTACAGAGCTGCTCAGGACAACGCGGCCAATCGCAACACAATTAAGGCACAAGTCAGCAGTCTTAAAAAGCTACGATAAGACAAGCCCCTCGAAATCGAGGGGTTTTTTGTTATACAACGCAAAAAATTCACTAGATTTGTAAAAAAATCAAGTGAAATGGTAGTAAAACATGTACATTTAGGCGACGAAGGTCGTCAAAAGCTCATTAAAGGCATCAAAACGATCGCTGGAGCTGTAAAAAGCACATTAGGTGCGCGAGGCCGCACTGTGTTGATTGAATCAGAACATCACGTCGGTGGTATTACAGTAACAAAGGACGGTGTGACGGTCGCTAAGTCGATCAATCTCTACGACCCGGTTGAGAACTTGGCTGTTATGATGATGCGACAGGCTGCTGAGAAGACGGCTACTGTTGCAGGTGATGGTACGACAACAAGTATCGTGATCGCTGAGGCTATTGTTGATGCAGCCACAGAGTTCCTCAGCCCTGAGGATAACGTAACCGAGGTGATTCGTGAGATCAATGACATCACAACTGACGTCGTGACGCACTTAACCAAACGAGCTAAGAAACTATCAGGCAAGAAGCTAAAGGACGTGGCGTCTATCAGTGCCAACAATGACACCACTATTGGTGGTATGATCGCTGACGCGTTTAGTGAGGTGAAGATGGTATCTGTTGAGAACAGCAAGGACCACAACACATATGTTGAGGTGATCAAGGGGATTAAGGCTGACAGAGGTTGGACTAGTCGCCACTTCATCACTGACTACAAGCGTCAGGAGGCTGTCCTAGAGAATCCATACGTCTTAATCACTGACCAGGAGATCAATAACTTACTCAACATTGAGAGAATCCTACAGCATGTAGTCGCGCAGAACAAGTCGTTACTCATTATCGGTGAGATGACGCCTGCTGCTTTGAACACGTTGAACATTAACGTGGCTCAGGGTAAAATCAAGGCATGCCACATTATGCCACCAAACTTTGGGTACCGTCAGAAAGACTTGTTGGAAGACCTAGCGATTGCTTTGGACGGCACGTATTTCAGTGAGGACACTGGTGATGACCTGTCGTTGATCGACGTTGCGCACCTAGGTAGATGCGCTAAGGTGATCGTTGGTAAGGACAACACGATCTTTATGCCCTATGCTAGCAGCCAAGAAGCTATCGACAATCGCATTGCTGACATCAACGAGACAATCTTCGACGGCATCACTAAGGAGGAGATGGACAACCGCAAGGAGCGAGCGGCCAACCTATCTGGTGGTGTTGCTGTAATCTACGTAGGTGCGTTGAGTGACATTGAGCAGAAGGAGAAGCGCGACCGAATTGACGACGCTGTCTGTGCAGTTGAGGCAGCCTTAGAGGAGGGTATCCTTCCTGGTGGTGGTGTTGCCCTGTTTGAGTACGCTAATAATAATCTACGCGGTAAGATTGGTGCTGCTGAGCGTATTATGTTCAGAGCTATAACAGCTCCAATGTGGCAGATACTTGTGAACGCTGGTAAAGACGCTCAAGAGATCATGGACGGCATCCTACCGTTCCCTAACGAGGGCTACGACGTCAAAGGAGAGCAGTACGGTGACATGATGAAGCTTGGTATCATTGACCCAGCGAAAGTCACTAAGAACGCCTTATTGAACGCTGTGTCGGTAGCCACGACGATTATGAGCACAAACGCAATTATCACAAATATCAGAGCAGATGAGAGTATTAAATAAGTTCTTACTCGTAAAGAAAGTAGCTGAGCAAAAGCAGACTAGCACCGGTTTATTATTAACCGGAGCTGATTCTAATGATATGCGGTATCATAAGGCGGTTACCCACTCTGTGGGTGACGGCATCACCGGAATAAATGCCGGCGATACCATCCTATACGATAAAGTGCAAAGCCATGAAATCATCCTTGATAATGAAAGGATGACTATAATTCAGGAGAGGGACGTTGTTTGCGTCTTCGATTAAAATCTGTGATTGCAATAGCTAAGGTCTTCTGATTAAACGGTGCGTTTTTTCGGAAGGCCTTATTGCGTCTTGATGACGTCGGAATCGGTTCTTCACCGATTAACTTCTTATAAATTGACGTAATCATCTTCTTTGACTTAAAGGAGACCTCATATAATTGGCCTTCGTTGTAATTTTTCTGTCGCCATTCACTGATCCAACCATCCTTCAACAATCTGTTGAAGCGGTTACTATCCCAAGTCATGAAGTTCTTATATTCGTCAAAGTCTGACTTTCTGAACAGTCTATTGCCATGTAAAAAGAACAGCATCTCAAGATCCGAGAGTCTGATGCCATAGTTCACTTGGGCCCATCGTCTAACGATTGCCCACTCTGTAAGAAAGTCATACTTCAGCGGTTCGCGTTGTATTATCCTTTCGTAGATTATTGTTTTTCTAACTTTCATTATATTTGTACAAATATATTGATAATGGGACTATATAGCAACATTCACGCAAAAAGAGAGCGAATAAAAGATGGCTCAGGCGAGAAGATGCGTAAACCTGGTCAAAAGGGTGCACCGACTGCCAAGGCGTTTAAGGATGCTGCTAAGACCGCTAAACCAAAGAAAAATGAAAGCAAAAGGTAAAATGATGGTCGAGAAGAAGACCGGAGAGAAGTATGCGTCTAAGTCTGCCATGGCTAAGCATGAGAAAAAAGAAGGGAAGAAAGAGCAGATGCGCGAATACGGCAAAGTAAAGCGTAAATGAAAGACCCAAGACTAGAAAGAGCTGGCGTTCAGGGCTTTAACAAGCCCAAACGCACTCCTAGTCACCCGACTAAGAGTCATGTCGTCGTAGCTAAAGAAGGCGACCAAGTAAAATTGATCAGGTTCGGTCAGCAAAATGTTAAAGGATCCCCAAAAAAAAGTGGAGAGTCTGATTCTGATAGAATCTGAAGAGAAAGCTTTAAAGCTAGACATGCAAAAAATATTTCTAAAGGAAAAATGTCGGCTGCTTGGTGGAGTTCTACCGTGAAGTGGTAGAGGGGTTGATTATATCAAATGGTTTTATTATATTTGCTAAAAAAAAGCAAATGAAAAATGATTTAACTGGAAAGATATTCAATAATTTAGAAGTCATTGGATTTGAAAAAGTAGTAAACACTAATTCTCATTGGAATTGCAAATGCTTGATATGCGGATCTATGACTATTGTGTCAAGACCTAATTTGAGGAGTGGTAATACAACTGATTGCGGATGTATGAAATCCAAAAAAATAAGTGAGGCAGTCACCACTCATGGAGATTCTAGAAGTCCAACTTGGAATTCTTGGAGCAAGATGAGAAGAAGATTAAGAATGGGTGCAAAGCATAGCCATATATATGGAAAAATAGGAATACAAGACTCTTGGAGTTCATTTAGTAATTTTATTTCAGATATGGGGGAGCGGCCAATTGGAATGACATTAGATAGAATAGATAACACAAAAGGCTATTTTAAAGAAAATTGTCGATGGGCTACTCAGGCTGAACAAAATAGAAATAGAAGTACAAATGTTATTCTTAACTTTGATGGTAAATCCATGTGTATTGTAGATTGGGCTTTTGAAATTGGAGTTCATAGAAGTACAATTGAAAGAAGAATAAAGAAAAATCTACCTATAGAGGATATTTTGAAAGGTAAAAAATGATAATTATAAAAAGACACAAAGGTTTTGGCGATACCATCGCAGCAATAACAAAAGTCACCCGACTAGACGAGCTAGTCGGAGACGACTGCGGATGCCAAGAGAGGCAAGCCTATCTTAACAACCCAGACCTACTAATCAACAAGCTATTCTATGGGACAAAGCAAGACATCGAAGTATTACGCAGCCAACCCGAAGGCAGCGGAGAAGAGGCGTGAATATCAGCGAGAGTTGAACTCCACTGAGGAGCGCAAGAAGTACCGGGCTGAACACACGAAAGCTCGTCGTGCCAATGGCATCGACGGCAAGGGAGGGCCTGATATGAGTTCCACAAAAAGTGGTAAATTTGTAAAAGAAAAACCTAGCACTAACCGAGCTCGCAATGGAGCGAACGGTAATAGCGTAAAAAAGTAAGACATGGCATATCAAAAATTACAAGTACAACGCGCAGCCGCTGTAACCCCAAGTGATACAGTGAACATCCCATACGTAGGCGGTGACGGAACGACTCCAAACTGGCCTTGTGTCCTTTACATTGGCACTGGTGGTAACCTTCGTGTGATGACAGAGGGTGGTGATGACGTGGTGTTTACAAACGTATTAGGAGGCACAACGTTACCTGTTAATGTCGTAAGAGTATACGCGACTAACACTACAGCTAGTAACATTGTAGCGATGTGGTAAGATGTGGATATTTAATGCTATAGCAAATGCCGTAGGCAATAATTTCATTGGCACTCCAAACTATCTATTTGGCCTATTATTCAATAGAGTTCAAGCTGACGGTGGTGTTACTGAGGCTCAGCAGTGTACTATTAATGAGCTGACTGATCTGCAGAACGACAATCTGTTGTCATCTGCATCACTTTTAGTAACTCCGAATGCCTATAAAGCATCAAAGTTATATTCCATCATTCCAACTAATGGCAATGGAGATTTGACGTTCACAAGATCTACTACCGCTACACGAACTAATTCAAGCGGAATCTTAGAAAGCGTTGCTCTTAACATTCCACGTCTTGAATACCCATCAGGTGGGTGTCCTTCAATACTATTAGAACCGCAGAGAACTAATATCATTGCGAGAAGTGAAGAATTTAACACTTGGTTACTTTATCAATTTTCATCAATTGCAACAAATACTGCAACTGCACCTAACGGAACATTAACTGCTGATACTTTAATAAGCGGTGTTAGTGTAGGAAGGCAGGAAGTTTACAAGTCGCCAAATAGTGCCTTTGTAAATGGCACATCTTATTCAGTAAGTGTTTATGCGAAAACTAATGGCAAAACTTGGCTTTATCTTGGAACTGATGCAAACCAATCAGTTTATTTTAATGTTGTAAATGGAACCGTTGGTAATGCAAGTTCAGGCTTTACTGGTTCCATAGTTTCGGTTGGTAATGGTTGGTATAGGTGTATAATCAACTTTGTATTTGGAACGGGAGCAACTGTAAACCAAATTATAATTGGTAATGCAACTACTAACGGAACTCCGAGCGATTCAGGTAATGGTGTGTTAGGTAACTATATTTGGGGTTGTCAAGTTGAAGCAGGCGCATACGCTACCTCTTACATACCTACAACATCTGCGAGTGTTACGAGGAATGCTGACGTAGCATCTAAGACGGGAATCACATCTTTAATTGGTCAAACGGAAGGAACTTTGTTTGCAGAAATAGAAGTCAGTAAATTAATAGGAGCTGCTTCAAGATACATTTTTCACATTTCAGATGGTACTGCAAATAATCGTGTTTATATGGCTTTTTCAGGAGCAAGCTCAAATGTTTTAAGAGGAAGGATATTTAACGGAGGTACTTTACAATGTAGCATTGACACATCTGCAATTACAACTATAGGAACTTATAAACTTGCTTTAGCTTATAAAAATAATGACATTGTTTTTTATGTAAATGGTGTTCAAATAGGTGTTGATACAAGTGCAACTATTCCTACTTGCAGTAGAGTAGATTTAGGTCAAAACTATGCAAATACATCACAATTATCAGATGGTATTAAAGCCTCAGTGCTTTGGAAAACTCGCTTAACTAACGCTGAACTCGCACAACTTACAACGATATGATTTATAAACTCACATACAATGACAAAGCTACAGCAGTAGCTGACTTATACGCCAAAGGCATTCTCATAGAAGTTGATGGCATTGATGGAGAAAAACACGAAGCATACGGAGAAGGAGTTCAAGCTGTCGTTGAGCTTGGCTTAATCTGTTTAGATCCAACGGTTGATCCACCTATATACGCAGACGGTTATCACTACGATGTGATGGCTGATAATGTGTATGACTTTGGCGCTAACTTGGTTGACCCAGTAAATCCTAAACACGCATTTGCAGGTCATGCTATAACTGAAGAATATGTACCAGCAGAGGGTATCTAATCACGGCACCATACTGAATACATCTACAGATCTATGTGTAGGGGCTGATAATAACCAATCGGTTGTTATGTCTATGCGCGTAAATCACCTATCGGCATGTACGTTGGTCTTCTCTTTTTACGATGCATCAGCAGCAACCACAACGACAATATACCAGGTCAGTCTAGCGGCCGGAGATATACTCACTGACACATTTCCTTATTACCTAGATGAGGGAGACAAGATAACAGCCACATCGACACCAACAGGAGCCAAATTTACAGTTGAAGTTGAAAACGGCCCAGCACTAGGAGTAAGATGCAAGTAGTCACATCAGCAGGCGTAGAATACGGCCGGGATCACCTACAGATCTTAGGGCCAAATGGTCGGCCCAAACCGGGCACGACAAACTATGGCCTTTATGCTCAGACAGCGTCAAGCACACCTGTAACAAATACCACAACTGAGACGTCACTTTTAGATGGTGGTGTTGGCACATTATCAATACCTGCAAATGGTTTTAATGTAGGCGATAGCTTTCATGCAATATTAACTGGCTACATAAGCTCTGTAAACAACCACACGCTTAGGATTAGAATTAAGGCTGATGGGGTGGCACTTGCTGATACAGGAGTTATTACAATGGCTGGATCAACAAACAGGCATTGGAAGCTAGAGGTATACTTTACAGTTAGGGCATTAGGTACATCAGGAACGGCTAAAATTGCAACTGCAGGCACATTTATGTACACCAAAGATGCTTCAACATCTTTTGAAGGAACTAACTTTAGTACCGAGACAGCAACTGGATTTGATACAACTGTGGCCAATACGCTTGTCATCACAGCTCAATGGGGTACAGCCAGTGCGGGAGATATAATATATAGTGACATATTCACCCTAAACAAAACATACTAATGCGATATTTACTAATCATACTACTACTAGCGTCATGTAGCCCGATCAAGCGTTTTACTCGACTGATCGAGAAGTACCCGTATTTAATTACAACTGATACAGTTGTAATCAAAGACACCATCACGCTATATGTGCCAGAGGTGCATACTGACACTGTGGTTACTCTCAAGGAACTTATCGATACAGTGACTCTAACTAAAGACAGAGTCACTGTGAAAACATGGTACGTTCCAAAGGAAAAGAAGGTTTATATTCAAGGAAAGTGCGATCCAATCTATGTTACTAAGATAGTAGAGCGTAAGATACCTGTAAAGTATTATGAGAAATACCCATGGTGGAAGAAGCTGCTAAACAACCTTTTATCTTTTTTAATTATCTTTGTTATACTCTATACGCTGTATAGACTATCCAAAAAACTAGTATGAAAACAAACGCCATAATTATTTTGTCTAGCATTCTTACAATTCTTGCGCCGGTAGGTCCGCTGCTTACCATTGCCATGATTTCAATAGGATTAGATGTCTGTTTTGGCGTGTGGAGATCATATAAAAAACGTGAAGACCAAGAGGTGAAATTTTGGGATGTAGTCCAAAGTCATCGTTTGTTAGCTACGGCAGCAAAAATAGGTATCTATACAGTAGCGATAACATTCTTTTACATAGTAGAGAAGTACATCGCAGGTGATATTATTGCACACTTTATATCAATAGAGCTATTACTGACTAAAGCAGTGGCTCTATTTTTTGTTTTTATAGAGGTAAAGAGTATGAATGAGAGCTATAAAGATGTTACTGGTAAAGATATACTAGCTGCATTCAGAAAGTTCATTACAGGGCTTAAATCAGAAAGCGACAAATGGCGATGAAATTACCATCTAATATTAAGCAGGTTCCAATGAAAGAATCTCAGTACATGAAGACTGAGACAAAGAAGAGAATGATTGTATTGCATCACACAGCTGGTAATAGTTCAGGTGTAAGCACAATAAAAATGTGGGACAATGATGCAAGAGGTCGTATTGCGACTTGCGTTGTAATCTCAGGAAAAGGACTATCTAAAGATACGTATGACGGAGAAATATGCCAGGCATTTAGTTCTAAATATTGGGGTTATCACCTTGGCTTAAAACAAGACATATTTAGAGCAAAAGGTGTACCATACATATCAATCGATCCTATGTCAATTGGTGTTGAGATCTGTAACTGGGGTCCACTCACAAAGAAGGGTAGTAAGTTTTACAACTATGTAGACAGAGAGGTTCCTATTGATCAAGTTTGTGAGTTAGATAAGCCGTATAAAGGACGTAAGTATTACCATGCATACACAGACGCTCAGATTGAGTCTTTGCGGCAACTGATGTTGTATTGGGGTGATTTGTATAATATTGATCTTACATATCGCGAGCAAGATATGTGGGATATTTCAGTTAAAGGATTAAAAGGAGAGAACGGTGTTTATACTCACAACTCATTCAGAAAGGATAAGAGTGATATCTATCCATGTCCAAGAATGATTGCCATGCTTAAAACTCTTTAATTATTTTTACTAACTTTGCTACATGAAGAAAATTGAACAGTCAGCTAAGAAGGATGTCAAGGTAAGTCGCCCTGGTATTCACGCTAAGTGTAAGACATCTAAATTAAAGTCTTCTAAGAATTATAAAAAGCAAAATCGAGGCCAAGGACGATGAAAGTACAGAACTATATCACTGAAACACCAAGCACAACATCAAAAGTATTTGGTACTAATGCTGCTGGAAATACAGTTAACTTCGATGTCCCTGCATTATTGGCCTTGAATCAGGCTCCTAGTGTAATCGCGACTAACGCGCTTACGCTCGCAACCCTAACAAACGTAAACACATACTTCACTGGAACGGCAGGTGCGTCTTTTGCAATAACTCTTCCAGCATCAAATTCAAATCTTGATGGCGTAAAGTATGTCATCATGTCAACAGCAACTAGAGCTACAACAACATGGACATCAGCTGGTGCTACCATTGTTGGTGCTCCTTCTACGTTAACAGCAAACACACCGGTATGTCTTCAGTATAGTCATGCCAACACAACTTGGTATATATCTTTATAACATGGCAACAATTCCATCAGGACAGAAGTTCCACACAGTACCTTCAAACGTTCAGACAGCTGAGCGCGGATCAGCATTGGCTAACTCACAACGTGAGATTTACACTATGCAAGATATCATTGACACAGTTCCTGCAGGAGCTGCAGTTAACCCAACAAGCGGAAAGCTTCCATATAATAACGCGGGTGTGTTTGCTGATAGTGCAATAACAAATGACACTGCAAATAAAAGAAATGTATCTAATTTTAATTATAGAATCAATAGATTAACGGCAGACGGAGCCTCAAAATTAGATTTATTTACAGATGCAAATAGTGGTTCAACCAGCGTTACGGGTGGAACTGGAATACAATGGGGTGTTACTAATTTTAACCCAGGTTTAGGAATTACAAACTTTAATGATTGTTCAATAGTTGTAGACACTGCCAGCGCAAATGCTTTTGGAAGTCCATTGTATTTTAAAACGCAAAATCAAATAAGTTTAGCGGTACCTTCAAGTGATACGCAAGTAACAAAATTGAGTATTATTCCCGGTAATTTCATAACACAAATTGGTGGAATAGGCGTGCAAACTGAAAGTCCAAATTGTGCATTTCACGTTCTTCAAAGCGGTTCAAGACCAAGTTGGCAAAGCAATAATGCCATCGCACGTTTTGAATGGAATATGGGCGGAGTAGTGTTTCCAAATGTAACAACTTCAAATAGAGGAATGATGGCTCCTGAGTTCGGTATGGTTATTTACAATAGTACAACAAATAAGCTACAAGTTTGGAATGGGGCTTGGGTAGATTTACATTAATTAATATATAAAAAATAAAAAAATGGCTTTAATAATTAACGCAACAGAAAGTAAAAAATTACCTATTACTGGAACGTCTTTTGAATTACAATCAATTTATACAAGAATAAATTGGAACGCACAAATTAATGGAATTAGCGTTCAGTATACTCTTGTACCTTTTGAAACTAAATCATTTTATCTTAATAACGAACCTTGCCCTATAGCATTTGAAGGAGGCTCTGGATTTGTTCAGTTAGCAGAAAATCAAACACAAGACCTTGTAACAATCCATGAACTTGTAAAAGCAGAACTTGAAGCAAAAGGATTTGAAGTAACTATTGACCTTGCGTAATGACTAAGGAACAAGCAATTCAAATTCTAGAACAAGCTTTAAGCGCGGCTACTCAAAAAGGTGTATACAATCTTAATGATGTATCAACTATTCTAAATGCATTACAATTAATTAAAAATGAAAAATAAAATCACAAAAGAAGAGCTCGAAGCGTTGGTTAACGCTAACCGAGTTTACAGAGACTTAAAATTCAATCTAGCAGACATCGAGATGAGCGTTCGTCGTTTAGGCGAGCAGAAAGAGCTCACGATGCAGCAATTAGAAACAGCTGCTGTAGCTCTCACTCAAGAGCAACAATCCATCTTTGATAAGTATGGCGATGTCAGTGTAAATCTACAAACAGGTGAGTATAATTAGAAAAATTTCCATTGGTCCTGACTACATGAAGTGCATGCACTATATGGTTGGTCAGACTGTCCTAGATAGAACTTGGGAGATCAACACCATCCGAAAAGAAGACGATGGTGCTATCTGCGTTTGGATTATCAAGGACGGTGAGATTATTAAATGGAAATCATTCTCTAATGCAATGCCCATTGCAATAGAATACAAAATAGATTACTAATGAAATCACCATACTGCTTCATCATCAAACCAATTGGTCAGAGGCGGTACGATAACATAAGGAAGTTCGGAAATACCGACTTCTATATCAGCTCATCTCAAGAAGACCATAAGACATCTAATCGCTTCGCTGAAGTGGTAAGTGTTCCTATTTACTACAACGGCCCGGTACAACCAGGCGACACTGTTGTAGTTCACCACAATGTGTTCAAGTACTACAACGACATGAAAGGTCGTCAGAAAAGTAGTTGGAACTATATCATAGACGATCTGTTTTTAGCTGAGTTAGATCAGGTCTATCTTTACAAGAGAGATGCCGATTGGCAGGCCGTTGATCCGTTTATCTTTATCAGACCAATACCAACTGAGGATAAGTTAATTAGCTCTACCGGGGCTCATGAGGCGTTGTGGGGTGAGGTTGTGTATAAAACGACCACCATTCCCAACGTGAACGTTGGAGATATAGTCTCATTCACACCCGACAGCGAATATGAATTTATAATAGATGGAGAGACACTCTATCGAATGTATAACAAGAACATATGTCTAAAAAGGGAGAAATAGTAGAGGCTGCTAAGCAGGCTATCGATGAATTGATCAAGGTACTTAAGTCACCTATCATCACTCATGCTGAGGACGACATATCGGCTGACAAGATGAAGAACGCAGCGTCAGCTAAGCGTTTGGCATTTGAGGATGCTATGTATATGCTCAATAAGATTGAGGAGGAGGAGAATAAGGCTGCAGAGGGACCAACAGTAGAAATTACTGTTGGTAGATCAGGATTCGCAGAAGGACGAGCAAAAGCTAAGAATGGAAAATAAGTTATACTCAATAGTAACTGACTACGTCAATAAGACTGCTCTTAATACTAAGAACAGTAAGAAGTCGTGGGACTATGGTTACAACAAGGAGTATGACCTTATCGTTATATCTAAGGACGGAACCATTGGTGAGATCTATGAGATAAATGGCCTAAAGGTTGCGTTGCCATCTACTCCTAAAGTAGTAGAGAACAGAGACAACAGGTGGCAGCCATTAGACTATCCAGCTGAGTTGCAGAAAATCAAGTCAATATTTGATTGGAACCGAAGAGATAATGCGTTCAAGCTGAAGTACGTCGACATGATCGAGACTGAGTTTGAAAGACGCGAGAAAGGCTTTTGGTTTATCAACAATGGCAAGCCAACCTACATGACTGGAACGCACTACATGTACCTTCAATGGACCAAGATTGATATTGGTCTGCCTGACTTCCGTGAGTCCAACCGAATCTTCTATATATTTTGGGAGGCATGTAAGGCAGACAGCCGAGCGTTTGGTATGTGTTACCTAAAGAACCGTCGTTCAGGTTTCTCATTCATGTCGTCTGCAGAGACGTCAAACACAGGCACAATTGTCAGAGATGCGCGCCTTGGTATTCTATCCAAGACCGGATCGGATGCCAAGAAGATGTTTACCGACAAGGTTGTGCCAATTGTAAGAAATTACCCCTTCTTTTTCAAGCCGATCCAGGACGGTATGGACAATCCGAAGACGGAGTTGGCCTTCCGTGTTCCTGCGAGTAAGATTACGCGCAAGAATATGGATGAGGAGCGCGATGATGACATAGAAGGGCTAGATACTACCATCGACTGGAAAAACACCGCAGACAACAGCTATGACGGTGAGAAGCTACTTTTACTTGTACACGACGAGAGTGGTAAGTGGGAGAAGCCTGAGAACATCTTAAATAACTGGCGAGTCACTAAGACTTGTTTACGATTAGGATCTAAGATTATTGGTAAGTGTATGATGGGATCCACCTCAAATGCACTCAGTAAGGGTGGTGAAAACTTCAAGAAGTTGTTCTACGACAGTGACCCAACCAAACGATCTGCCAATGGTCAGACCAAGTCAGGGCTTTACTCTTTGTTTATTCCAATGGAGTGGAACATGGAGGGCTTCATTGACGAGTATGGTTGGCCAGTGTTTGAGGATCCTAAGAAGCCTATCATGGGTATTGATGGTGAGGAGATTACGATGGGTGTAATTACCTATTGGAATAATGAGGTGGCTGCAATGAAGTCAGACTCAGACGCACTCAACGAATACTACCGTCAGTTCCCTAGAACAGAGTCGCATGCGTTCCGTGATGAGAGCAAGTCGTCTCTATTCAACTTAACTAAGATATACCAACAGATTGACTACAACGATGCGATGATAAAAGATCACGTTCTTACAACAGGATACTTTCATTGGAAGAACGGTGAGAAGGATACTGAGGTCATTTGGACGCCTGATCCAAAAGGGCGTTTTGTAGTATCGTGGATTCCTGATGCTAGGATGCGTAACAATGTCATCAAGAAGGACGGCAAATTCTATCCTGGTAATAAAGACATCGGTGTGTTTGGGTGTGACCCTTATGACATCTCAGGTGTCGTTGGTGGGGGCGGATCTGCAGGAGCATTGCATGGCATTACCAACTTTCACATGGAAAATGCACCAACTAATCACTTCTTTTTGGAATATATTGCTCGTCCACAGACTGCTGAGATATTTTTTGAGGATGTGTTGATGGCTTGTTTTTTCTACGGAATGCCTATACTTGTAGAGAACAATAAACAGCGACTATTGTACCACTTTAAGAACAGAGGCTACCGTCCATTCTCAATGAACAGACCTGACAAACATACGTCTAAGCTATCAAAGACAGAGCTTGAGTTGGGTGGTATTCCCAACTCTAGTGAGGACGTAAAGCACGCGCATGCTAATAGTATCAACACATACATCGAAGAATATGTTGGCATTGATGCTGAAGGAAACTATAGAGAAAAAGAAAGTATGGGTGACATGTATTTTACGAGAACGTTAAATGACTGGGCCCGATTTGATATTAACAACCGAACTAAACACGATGCCTCGATTAGTTCAGGATTGGCATTAATGGCATCAAGAAGACACCTATTTATACCTGTTAAACAGGAATCTAAAATAAGTGTTAAATTTGTAAGATATAAGAATACTGGCATAAGAAGCGAAATTATCGAATAATGGATAAACCATCAGTTGTTATCTCCTCATTACCCTTTCCGGACCAAATGGCGCCAGATGAAATTAAGGCGACATATGAGTATGGATTAAAGGTAGGAAAAGCCATCGAAGGAGAGTGGTTTAAGAGGAAGTCTAATTCAAGCAGATTTTATCAGCAGTGGGGTGAATTCCACCGCCTGAGACTATATGCCCGTGGAGAACAGCCTGTACAGAAGTACAAGGACGAAATCGCTGTTAATGGCGACATATCAATGCTTAACTTAGATTGGACACCTGTTCCAATCATACCTAAGTTTGTTGACGTTGTTGTCAACGGTATGCTAGACAGACCATACACCATTAAGGCTGAGGCACAAGACGTTCTATCTGCTGAGAAAAAGAACGTGTTCCAGGATATGATCGAGGCTGACATGGTAGCCAAAGACTTCTTAACGATGACCAAGGAAACACTTGGCATTGACGCGTTCAATGTAAATCCAGATGAGCTACCTGCAAATGATCAGGAGCTTTCTCTGTACATGCAGATGAACTATAAGCCATCTATTGAGATTGCTGAAGAGATTGCTATCAATACACTTCTCAAGATGAATGACTATGAGGATGTGTTGAGAGATTATTACTACGATGTAGCCACGATAGGACTTGGTGTTGCTAAACATGAGTTCCTTATCAACGATGGTGTTAAGGTTGAGTATGTAGATCCAGCTAACTGGATTCATAGCTATACTGAAAAGAGTGACTTCTCTGACTGTTTTTACTTCGGAGAGGTTAAGCAAGTTCACTACACCGAGCTGCTTAAAATGAATCCAAACCTTACTGACGAAGAACTTACTGAGATTAAGAACGCAGGGTCGGCTTGGTATGACTACTTCCCTATAATTCGTAACTACCAAGACGACGCATTCTTAAATGAGGTTGTGACGTTGTTATATTTCAACTACAAGACTCACAAGAAGTTTGTTTGGAAAAAGAAATTACTTGAGAACGGAGGAGAGCGAGTGATCCGTAAGGATGACAACTTTAACCCACCACCAAACGAAATGTTTGAGGTAGTTGAAGCCGTTCGCGACGTTTGGTATGAAGGTGTGTTGGTCGGTGGATCAAACATTATCATCAAGTGGGAGATGATGAAGAACATGGTACGTCCTAAGTCTGCATCACAAAAAGCACTTCCAAACTATATTGCTTACGCTCCACGTTACTATAAAGGAAATATTGAGTCACTCGTTCGTCGAATGATTCCATTTGCCGATCAGATCCAATTGACTCACTTGAAGTTACAGCAAGTTATGGCTCGCGTAGTTCCTGATGGTGTATTCATTGATGCTGATGGTATTAATGAAGTAGATCTTGGAACAGGTGCTGCATATAACCCTGAGGATGCGCTAAATCTATACTTCCAAACAGGTAGTGTGATTGGACGTAGCTATACACAAGATGGTGAGTTTAACAACGCGCGCATTCCAATACAAGAGCTCAACTCAAATAGTGGTCAAGCTAAGATGGCTGCCCTTATCGGCAACTATAACCACTACTTGAACATGATCCGCGATGTGACGGGTGTAAACGAGGTGCGCGATGCATCAACACCACATCCAGATGCTTTGGTTGGTGTTCAAAAGCTTGCAGCACTAAACTCAAACACAGCTACTCGCCACATCTTAGACGCTGGTATTAATGTCACTAAGAGAGTTGCTGAGTGCTTATCTATCCGCGTTGCTGACATACTTGAGTATGCTGACTTCGCTGAGGAGTTTGCTATGCAGATTGGCAAGTACAACATGGCTATACTTGATGACGTTAAGGATCTTTATCTACATGACTTTGGTATCTTTATTGAGATTGCACCAGATGAAGAGCAGAAGGCTCAGCTAGAGCAGAATATTCAGATGGCATTGCAACAGCAGACGATTGATCTAGAGGATGCAATTGACATTCGCATGATCAACAACATTAAGCTTGCCAATGAGATGCTTAAGATGAAACGTCGTAAGCGTATGGAGCAGAAGCAGAAAGAGAAGGAGATGGAGTTCCAAATGCAGATGCAGACGAACATCCAATCTTCTCAAGCAGCTGCTGAGGCTAAGGCGCAGGTTATTCAATTGGAAGGCCAAACGAAAGCTCAGATCAAGCAGATGGAAGTTCAAGGTGACATTCAGAAGATGCAGGCAGAGGCTGAGCTTAAGAAAGAGTTGATGGCTATTGAGTTCCAATACAACATGCAGTTAAACGGAATGCAGATGCAGACATTGAAGGATCGTGAGGCTGAGAAGGAGAAAGCAAAAGATAAGCGAGTCGACCTACAGGCCACTCGTCAGTCTGAGCTAATCAACCAACGACAAAATAACTTACCACCTCAAAACTTTGAGAGCACTGAGGACTCACTTGATGGATTCGATTTAGAATCATTTGGACCTAAATAATGGCATATATAGAACATAACTTCTTCCCTTTAAAAGTATTCGTTAGAAATGAATACATGTATCAACATCAAAAGGGACAAGGAGAATTTACACCAGGTGTTATAATGTCGGTTAGATGTATGCCTGGTCAGGCCGCACTATTCCAAGTTCTATTAGAGAACGGAGTAATGCGCGATAAGTTACCAAGCCATGCGTTGTTAACTAAGCCTGAGCTACCTGATTCAGACTTGCCGTTTCACTTCTTACAGATATGGAACTGCTTCTCTTACAACTTTACGTTACTGCATCTATCTTATGTGTATGACACAAAGGTTGAGGTTTATATGAAGGATCATAAGTTCTATCCGGGTAGTTACTACGCCACCATTAACTGGGGAGCGAATGACTTGAATACTGATCTGTCTTTAGCAGAGGATGCATTGGAGCATAAGAGTCATCACATCATTTTACTTGACAATGGTCAGATAGCTCTTCAACCAAACAACCGTATTAAGTGGTCTGAGCCGTCATTTGTTACAAAGCCATTCCCAGAGCGCCCTGACTATCTAGTGAATACAGACTACTACAACTGCGAAGGCTTTGATAAGTGGCATACAGAGGATTCCGATCGTATGTTCTACGATAATGAATAAATAAAATAATTATTAACTTTGTCAAAATTAAATTAAATGGAAGGTGAATTTAAAGTAAGGGCTGTAGAGTTTGAAGAAAAGTCTGTAGCTGAAAAAGAAGCAGCGCTTCTTGAAGGATTAGAAGATCACTCTGGCGACAACGACACCATCAAGGTGGACCTAACGGAAGGTCAGTCAGTAGTTGAAACAGCAGTAGAAGAAACTCCACCACAAGAGGTGGATTTAGATGATAATAAAGTTCTTTCATATCTAGGAAAAAGATGGAACAAAGAGATTACATCTTTGGATGAGTTAGTTGAGCAGCGAGCACAAGCTGAAGAACTACCTGAAGATGTCTCTGCGTTTCTAAAGTATAAGAAAGATACCGGGCGTGGTATTGAAGACTTCATGAAGTTGAATGTCGACTACAGCGCCATGGATGAAGATTCTTTGCTTTACCAATACCACAAAGAACAGAACCCAGAGCTAGATGCTGATGAGGTTAAGTTCGAGCTCGAGTCTAAGTATTCATATGATGAGGACTTTGATGATGACAAGCACATTAAAAAGGTAAAGCTAGAACGTAAAAAAGAGCTGACTAAGGCTCGTGACTACTTTAATAAACTAAAAGAACAGTACAAAGCTCCGCTTGAGTCAAGGGATGCTTTTGTTCCGGCAGAAGAAAAAGAAGCTTACGAATCTTACAAGCAATATAAACAAGCCGCAACTAGCGAGCAAGAGGAACAAACGAAGCGGTCTCAGTATTTTGCTGACAAGACTAGTGAGTTGTTTTCAGATAAGTTTGAAGGTTTCAAATTTGCAATTGACGAAGACAAAGCACTAACCTATAAACCAGCAGAAGCTAAGTCACTTCTTGAGGAGCAGTCTTCACTAAAGAACTTTGTAAATAAGTTCCTAAATGAAGAGGGTTACCTAAAGGATGCTGAGTTATTCCACCGAGCAATAGCGATTGCTTCGAACCCTGATAAGTTTGCGAAGTTCTTTTATGAGAAAGGAATGGCAGACACAGTTGATACAGTCTCTAAGGAGTCAAAGAATATCGACATGGTGCGCCAATCTACTCAGGTGACTAAGAAAACTGAAGGTGGTTTCCAAGTAAGAGCTGTAGAGCCTAGTTACGGTAACAGATTAGTTATTAAACAAAAACCTAAAAACTAGAAAAAATGGCTGGTACATTAGCTTCATCTCCGGGTCCATTATTGACCCCGAGCTCTGTAAAGGCAACATTGCCTACAAACTACATCACAAATTTTGATTTCTTGAATCAGTATCTTCCTGATACTTACGAGCAAGAATTCGAGCGTTACGGTAACCGTTCAATCGCATCTTTCTTGCGTATGGTCGGTGCTGAGCTTCCTACTAACTCTGACCTCATCAAGTGGGCAGAACAAGGTCGTCTTCACACAAAGTATACTGCAGTTACGGCTGTTAGTGCTACTGCTGGTGATGATTCAGTTACTTTTGACATCGGTACAGGTACTTGCGTATTCCGTATTGGTCAAACTGTATTCTTATCAAACAATGCATCTGCTACATCTTCTTACAAAGGTGTTGTTACTGCATTGCCAGCTGCTGACCGCTTTACTGTAGCTTTCTACAATGCTGGTGGTATTGCTTCTGGTGATACTGGTGCTACATTCACTGCTTTTGTTTACGGTTCTGAATTCAAAAAAGGAGACACTGGTATGTCTGGTTCTTTGGAAGCACAAGACCTTTTCTTCGACAACAAGCCAATTATCATCAAAGACAAATATACTGTCTCTGGTTCTGACATGGCTCAAGTTGGTTGGGTTGAAGTGACTACTGAGAACGGTGCTACTGGTTACTACTGGTACATGAAGTCTGAGCACGAAACTCGTCTACGTTTCGAAGACTATCTTGAAATGGCAATGGTTGAAGGTGTTCCTGCTGAAGTTAACTCTGGTGCTGCTGCAGCCCTTGGTTCTGCTGCTTATCCTGCAGGTTCTACAAACCCTTACAATGCTGGTACTCAAGGTATGTTTGCTGCTATCGAGTCTCGTGGTAACATCTGGGCAGGTGGTAACCCATCTTCTTTAGGTGACTTCGATACAATCGTACAACGTCTTGACAAGCAAGGTGCTATCGCTGAGAACGTATTGTTCTTAAACCGTCAGTTCTCTTTCGACATCGACGATATGTTGGCTGCTCAGAACTCTTACGGTGCTGGTGGTACTTCTTACGGTTTGTTTGACAACAGCGAAGAAATGGCACTTAACCTTGGTTTCTCTGGATTCCGTCGTGGTTATGAGTTCTACAAGACTGATTGGAAATACCTTAACGATGCAACCCTTCGCGGTGGTCTTGTTGGTGGTGCTATCAACGGTGTCTTGGTTCCTGCTGGTACAATGAGCGTTTACGATCAAGTACTTGGTAAGAATGCAAAACGTCCATTCCTTCACGTTCGTTACCGTGCTTCTGAAGCTGAAAACCGTCGTTACAAAACTTGGATGACTGGTTCAGCTGGTGGTGCACAGACTAGCGACCTCGATGCTATGGAAGTCAACTTCTTGTCAGAGCGTGCGCTTTGTACAATGGGTGCTAACAACTTCTTCATCTTCAAAGGATAAGAAGACCAATAATACGAGAGGGGTTACGGCCCCTCTCTATTTTTTTAATAATTTAAATTATATCAAATGAACAGAGTAAAGCTAGAGCCTAAGGATAGGACCTATTTATTAAAATTGAAAGAAGCTCCATTGAGCTATTTTATCGCACACAAAGACACTCCTCGTAAACGTCTTTTGTATTACAATGAAGAGACCAATACGAATCACCCACTTCGCTACGCGCGAAATTCAAACACCCCATTTCAAGACCAACAGGATGCCAATGTAATTGTTGAGCCTATCGTATTTGAAGATGGTGTTCTTACAGTTCCAAAAACAAATCCAGTCCTTCAAGAGTTCTTGCATTACCATCCTGGTAATGGAAATGAATTTTATGAATTTGATGCTGAACGTGATGCTCAAGAAGATGTTCAAGAGTTATTCTCTGAGATTGATGCATTGATACTTGCTCGTGATTTAGCTGATAAAGACTTCAATACTCTTGAGGCAGTAGCTAGATTGGTATTAAGTTCAAATGTAGACAACATGAGCTCTACAGAGATTAAGCGTGACATGATGTTATTTGCTAAGCGTTATCCACAAGACTTTATGGAGGCTGCATCTGATCCACTTCTTAAGATCAATAACTTTGCAGCTCGCGCATTTACATCAGGTTACTTTACATTCCGTGGTAACAAGGACATTCACTTCAACCTAAAAGACAATAAGAAACGTTTGATGACTGTTCCATTTGGACATGACAAAGTTCACGCACTTGCATCATACTTACAGTCAGATGAAGGAATTGAGCTATATAAGTTCCTTGAAGAGAAGTTTTCAGGAAATGATTAAGATTTTATATGGTAGTAACAAATAATATTATATATTTGCTACTTCTACTTTAGTCGGTATAAAATGGGGTATCAGGTGAGAGCGGTGCCCCATTATTTTTTTTTGATTAAATTTGCCTAGTTATTAACTCTTTTAAAACGTTTCGAAATGAACAGAAAATTTTTACAGTTTACAATTGGAGCTGCTGATGCACTTCCAAAGGCATTAATCCCTGCTAATGCAGAGTATTTTATTACTATGCCATCTACATCAACATTAGTTCTTACTGCTTTCGGTGGTGTTGCAACTGCTGATGTAATTACTATTACATTTACTACTGCTGATGCTACTTACGCATCTCATTATGCTGTTGTAAATGCATTGGCATTAGCTAACAGCGCATTATCAAATCCAGATGTTGTTATTGTACCTGCTCTTCCTTTGGTTGGCGCAACTCAACAATTGATTACATCTGTGGCTATAGCTTAATCTAAAGCTAACTACTACTGAAAGGGCACTTCTTATGGAGTGCCTTTTTTTATTTATCTTTGTACAAAAGCAGTCAGATGATCAATGACGTTCGAAATACAGTACTTTCTATAATTAGTAAGGAGAACCGTGGGTATATTACTCCACTTGAGTTCAATCTATTTGCCAAACAAGCACAGCTTGAGATTTTTGGTCAGTACATCTTTAATTACAGTAATGCAATCAATAAGCAGAACGCTAGAATGCATGGAGAGGGGTATACAGATATCCCTAAAAATATGGCCGAGGTTATAGATTCATTCTCTGTTTTTTCACCATTATCATATAATGGTATCACAAGTAGATTTACATTACCTTCTGATTACTTTTTTTTAGATAAGTTGATGTATAACAACAATACTGAAGTTGAAAAAGTTAGTCATAGAAAAATACTAAACTTAGTAAACTCAAACTTAACTGCTCCTACTGCTACCTACCCTGTATACACAATGGATCAGAGTGGTATTATTGTATATCCAACCACAATAGCGCCTCCACCTCCATATACGTCTACATCTATAACAGCACAGTACTTAAGATATCCAAAAGACCCACAATGGACTTATACTTCACCTTCAGGTGATCCATTATTTGATCCTTCTTCATCAACATACCAAGACTTTGAGTTGCCGCTAGATGACTTCGCTAATCTTGTTATTAAGATTTTAGAGTACGCTGGTATATCAATCAGAGAATCTGAAGTAGTGTCAGCAGCTAAAGCTGAAGAAGTACAAGACATTCAACAAAAACAATAATGGCATATATTACTAACTATCAGTACTATACCAACAATGGTAACATTCCTGAGGACGCTAATTGGGGGTCTTATCAGTACGTCAGTTTAGCTGACATCGTCAACAACTTCATCTTAATGTATGTTGGCAATGACAAGTTGGTTAATAATGTCGATCGATATACTGTACTCTTTCATGCAAAGAGAGCTATCCAAGAGCTTAACTACGACGCACTTAGAAATATCAAGGTGCTTGAGTTTGAGCTTGGTGATCAGTTAAAGATGGTATTGCCACCTGACTACATCAACTACGCAAGGATATCAATGCTTAGAAATGGTGTCTTATATCCACTTACAGAGTCTCGTCAGAGCATAACAGCCACAGCATACCTACAAGATAACAATGGTGACATTGTATTTGACTCAAATGGTGAGGTGGTTATTGGTGAGGCTAAGTTAGATATACTTCGTCAACAAAACCAATTATACGTAGGCCCTGGACCATACTACAACCAATGGGGTTGGGAGTATGAGGGTGAGTGGTACTTTGGATATCCTATCGCCAATAACTTTGGCTTAGAGACCGCTGATGCAAATATTAACCCTAAATTCTTTGTAAACAAAGCGGCTGGTGTTATTGACTTTACATCTGGTGTTCAGCATGCATACATTGTGCTTGAATACATTTCAGATGGCATGGAGAATGGTGATGACTCTCTTATCACAATCAACAAACTTGCTGAGGAATACGTTTACGCTTACTTGAAATATGCACTACTCAACAATAAGTTTGGTGTGCAAGAATACATTGTAAATAGAGTTAAGAAAGAAAAGACAGCTCTACTTAGAAATACTAAGATTAGATTAAGCAACATGCATCCTGGTCGATTGCTTATGGCTATGCGAGGTAAGGATAAATGGATTAAATAGATATGGCTGAACTTCAGAGAACATTTCTTGCCGGTAGGATGAATAAAGATCTCGACGAGAGATTAGTACCGGATGGTGAATACCGTGATGCGGTTAACATTACTATTGATACATCTGAGGGTTCCAATATAGGTGCCGTTCAGAATGCTCTTGGTAATACGTTAATAGGCGGCATATCTACTATTTTAGCTAAATATGGCATAACTATTAATGACGAATCTGCCGTAACTATAGGTGCGTTAGCTGTTGAGGCTGAGAATCTTTTATATTGGTTTGTAAAGGCTGATGACTTTGAGGGTATATTTGAGTACAATCAAGTTACTAACACTTCGTTGTTAGTATTAGGCAGCACTGATAATCAACTTGGATTTAATAAAAATTACCTTATTACTGGTGTGAATTATGTTACAGATGGTAATGGAGGTGGGCTTCTTATTTGGAATGATAACCTGAATCCACCTAGAAAAATTAACGTCAATAGATGTAAGACGTATAGCGTAGATGATCCTAGGATTAATGATGATATCAACTTAATTGTTGCACCTCCTCTTAATTCTCCATTTATATCATTAAGCACTGTATCTACTCCAAATTTGGAGCCTAATAACATTGAGGATAAGTTTGTTTACTTCAGCTATCGATATAAGTATATAGACAATGAGTACTCATCAATATCTCCATTTTCTGCGGTATCATTTGATCCTAAAACTTTACAGATAGACACAGAGACCGGTGATAATAAAGGAATGCTTAACAAGTTTAATCAGGTTGAAGTAACATTTGAGACTGGAAATGAATTTGTAACAGAGATTCAGTTATTGGTATGGGAGTCAAGAACGTTAAATGTAAAAATAGTTGAGACCCTAAACAAAGAAGAGATAGGTATATTAGACAACTCTACCTACAGCTTTAGGTTTATGAATAATAAAACCTATGCAGCTCTTCCGTCTGATCAGGTGACTAGATTGTTCGATAATGTGCCATTAAAGGCACTAGCTCAAGATATTATAGGTAGTCGATTGATTATGGGTAACTATACTCAGTTTAGGGATCTTCTCACGGATATCAACTACACAGTTGATTATGCATTTGACACAGTCACGTCTGAACCTAAACAAACATGGAGAAGCGATCGCGACTATGAGATTGGTATTGCGTATTTGGATGACTATGGTCGAATGACTACTGTACTTACAACTACAACAGACAACACAAGTAATAACTTATCCAACTCAGTATACATACCACCAGCCAATTCAAGTACAGCCAATTCATTGGTTGTTAATATAAAAAACCAAGCCCCTGAGTGGGCAACCGGGTATCGATTCTTTGTAAAGCAATCTAAGACTGAGTATTACAATATCTTCCCGGTAACTTATTTAGCTTCTGGATCTTACAGATATTTTTTAATTAATGAATCAGACAGAGATAAGATTAAGGTAAATGGGTATATTATATTTAAGTCTTCTGGATCTGGACCTACAAATTCAAACAAACAATTTAAAGTACTTGAACTCGAGCAGAAGGCTGCGAATGCTATAAATAGTGGTTCATTAGAAGGTTTATATTTTAAAATAAAGGCTGATGCATCTGATACATTTATTAGTGCATCTAGTCAAGTTGTATTTAATACTCTTGGATCTGGGCGTGGTCCAAAAATACCTGGATTTGGATCTAGTACAGTTGATCCTGTAACAAATAGACTTACTTTTGCAAGTATCTCTAGTACAATGGCTTACTATAATTTTAGTGGTGATAATACCATTCAAAATACTGGCCCAACAATTAATATTGGAAATATAAACTGTCAGACAGATGCTAGGCTTACTGTATTAATAACGCCTGGAAATAAATACAAAACAACATTTAATCTCGATCAGTCATCATATAGCGCAGAGTTCAACATTACTACAACTCCTACCGTAGTAACAGTTGGAACTGGGCAAAATGTTATCTTATATTTTCAATCAGGAACTTATACAGCAGGTGATAGATTTGTATTTAATATTAGAGGTCAAGGCAATAGATCTGGTACACCATCAGCTAGAAACAATAACAACTATGGACTTCCTACATCTATAAATTCATTTGGTATAAATGAATATGGAGGTGTAGCTTTATTAAGGGAACCAACTGGTAGCGTTATATATCCAGGAGCTCAAATAGTAATAGATATTGAATATGACTGTGCTCCGGGAGATGGATATAGAGCTCAAACTAATTCATTTACATCTTCTAATTACTATACTAATTTAGAAGAATGGTTTTATGAGTCAGGTGCTTATTCAAGCTTTGTTCAATGGAAAGATGAAAACTCGACTAATAATATTGGATCTAGGGGTGTTACATTTAGAAATGGTGTATCATATTCAAATTCAGGATCTCCTCTATCTAATACGATAAGTCAAGTTCCTAATGCTATATCAGGATCAAGTCTATACATGTGTATACAGGGTTTTGGAAATGGCTCACTTATAGGTACTCAAAAGAATGAAATAAAAGTTTCTTTAAAAGTAACACAAACACCATTTAACAATAAATTATCAGCCGAAACAGTACCAGCTAACGACGACGTAGACATCTACTACGAAATGAGTAGAACGTATCCGATAGTCGGTGGTAATCACATGGCTTTGTGGAACTATAATAAATGCGTAGCAAGTGGAAGTAATGTTTTCTTGGTTCAAGATGACAAGACTCAGCCTCATTACTTTAAGGATGGTCAGCAAGTATACGTTACAGCAGCTAACATACCTGCTGCATTCTACACGATAACTAGCGTACCTAGTAGATACTCTATAGAAATAAACTACACAACATCAACAGCAATAATCCCTGGCGGTGTTTCTGATAACAATATCGATAAAAACCAATCAGGAGCATTCAATCAGGCTGTTATTAAATTAAACAATACCAACAATAAGAACTCAGACTATAACGCTTACTGCTATGGAAATGGTGTTGAGTCTAACCGAATATTAGATGGATTCAATGAGCCATGGCTGAAGTACAGCCTGCGCGCTAGTGGGGTTATTGAGGATTATGAGCAGCAGATAAAAGACACGTCGGTTACATATAGCGGTCTATATCGTTGGGATTCGTCGATAAATAGATTGAATGAGTTCAACTTATCACTAGCCAACTTCAAGAACTTGGATAAGAACTTCGGTACAGTCCAAAAGCTTTACGCTAGAACAACTGACCTAGTGGTATTACATCAAGATAAAATTACGTCAGTTCTGTATGGTAAAAACTTATTGGTTGATGCCGTTGGCGGTGGATCAGTGGCATCTGTACCTGAGGTGCTTGGAACACAGATTGCCCTACCATATGAGTTTGGTATATCGTCAAACCCAGAGAGCTTTGCTGTTTGGAGTGACCGGATGTACTTCTCTGATGCTAAGAGAGGCGTCGTGCTTCAAATGCAAGGTGATCAAGTGATGCAGATATCTCGAATGGGTATGTCTGACTACTTTAGAGATCTAATGGCAAGCACGCCAAATACAGCGAAATTAGGAGCATACGATCCATACAACCACAACTATGTAATTGCATCTACAGACAGAAGAAATGTTCCATGCGACATACAAATAAATCCATCTGCAGATAGTTTCCCATACAATACAGCAGGTGGACTTGAGTACCTTTTTGCATTATCAGGTACAACAAGCTGGTCAATTACATTAGTTAATAATGGATTTGGCACCAACTGGATTGAACTCCCTCCTTACTGTCAGTCAGGTGTTGGCGCTCAAGACATATATGCAAGAATTCAAAATAACACCACGCTAGCGCAAAGAAGTGTCATCATTAGAGTTGCATACTGCAGCACATATGTAGACTACACACTTACGCAAGGACGTGGCCCAAGAACAGATTTTAATATTATAACATTAGGTAAAGATGAGTTTAAAAACTAAGCAGGCATTCAGCTACACAGGTAGCTCAACATACACAATTGACAATGTGGTATTAAGTAGCAGCGCAATAGCTCTATTTGATACGGCTACTGGAGTTGGTGGCGTTGACTACGTTCCATATGATGGATCAACTGTAACTGTGGTCGCTGGTGATGTTTTGTCTGACTACCGTCAGCTCGCTCCTACGTTAAATAATAAGCTATATTACTTAGTATCAGACACTGCATACACAGCAGCTGACAAGACGACTATACTTAGCTTAGCTACCGAAATACCGGTCGTTTATTCGGCAGGTGTGTTTACAGGTACATTCACATTCTTAAATCCAAACAACTATGAGTATGTGTACTTGTTGTGGGATTACGAGGATAAAATGGACACTGTTGCATCTTACAAAGGTGTGACCGATAGCCGAGCAATTGACATGAATTATGGTACTGATATTGGGCGATCTGGTATTAGTTTTAATACTGTTGATCCTGATCAGCCAACTAGATATCAGATTGAATGGAACGGAGAGATTGTTGCTGACACCAAATATGTTGGTTTAAATTCAGCTGCAAATTATATAAAATTAGAGGCTGCTGGTATTCCTGCAGAAGACATTGGGCTTGTGGCTCCATATGATGGTCTTGTTGATAATGGCACTGGCATTATTGAATTTTATAAAAATTTACCTGAAGGTGAAGCAAGTTTGATTGTATCTTCAGCAGCTGCTAGTTCTACATGGATAGTAAATAAGATTGATCCATATTTAACTGAGTTTTATATTGATGAGACTGCAGGTACAATAGCAAATGTATGTTCTCAGTCACCTACATATGAATTATGGCATAACGGTGTTGATTTACTTCCTAATGTTGGAGATCAAATATTTATAGATCCTGCAGGATCTGATGTTTATGTTGGTGATGAGTATTTACATTTAATGGATTCTCCTATTGTAGCATCAGCAACAGAATATATAACCATAAGCTCAACAGGTCAAGTTTTATCAAAGGAAAGTTGTACTTGTTCAGAATTTGCTGTGCCTTTTATTATTGCAAACCCAATAACAGCCACCACAAATACATCTGAAAGCGTAACTATAGAAGTTATCAATAACCCAACTTCATGGAATTTACTTGCGAGCACGTTGCCTAACCAAGCAACTTTTTCAAACGGAACTATATACTTTGAGAACTGCCCTGCAGGTGTTTACTCAATAACAATAAGAGCTAATAACTGCCTTGGTGCAAGCTCATCTGCTGTTATATCAGTAACGGTTTCAGATCCAGGTAATATGAAGCCATTCTTAATTGACATTGAGCAATTTAAAGAATCAGGATCAGACGCTTGTTTAGTTATTCCAACATTTACTTTGATGTACTTTGATGGTGATGGGTATATACCAAACCTAGTTGATACTGTATTCTACGACTCAGAAGGTAGACGTCCATTCATGGGAGGTAAGAAGTGGTATCAGATCAACGACTCTGACTACAGCATACAGATTGATCAAGAGGGTACAATAATTGGTAAGTCTACATGCCCAGGCACAACTACAACTACAACTACAACTAGTACTACTACACTTCCATCAGGCACATATTTTAAAGGCGTATCTTGTGTAGATAACGTGACGGCTGTTGTGTTAAGAAATTCATTAGGAACAGGCATAACAACTGGACTAATAGTTAAGACAACGGATGGGAACTGTTGGAGAGTAGCTGCATCAGCGACAGCTTCATTCCCATACTACAATGTGATTACTCCTATCGTTACATACGCTGACTGCACTGCATGTACTGGAACTACAACTACCACAACTACTAGTACAACCACGACATCAACGCCTGTAACCGGTTTTGATTTTGATGTGACTAGTTTTATTTCAGACAGATTAGCATGCACATCAACACCATCTTATGTGACATACTACCATACAGGCACTCTAGCAGTAAACAGTTTTGTTTACACTGATGCAGGTGCCACCACATTATTTGATGGTGCATTCTTGTGGTATTTAGTTCGAAAGTCAGGCGTAACTTATGCTTGTCTAATTGCTGATACAGGTCAAATATTAAAGCTATCAGCTTGCTCAGGTGTTACAACTACTACAACAACGACAACCATACCAACGTTTTACTACAATGGTACCAAGTGTGTGGGTGGAGCTGCTGTGCTAATGAGATACCGTGGCTTTGAGGCATTATCATTGCCTAACTATGTCAAAGACAGTAACGGTGATTGCATTACAATTACAGCCACTGCATCTCCTGGTGTTCAGAATGGTGACATATACTACACTTACGGAAGTTGCTCTGAGTGTGCTGCCACTACAACGACCACAACCACAACAACTACGTCAACGACTACAACTACAACGACCACAACAACCACGACAACTATAGCTCCATTAACAATGCTTACGTTGTCTTACTCTTCTTCACAATCAACAGTTTGCACTGTTCTTGATATTGATAATTATTATGTAAATGGTGCCATTGGTGTTCCTGGAAACTCTATCTTTACAGACATACTAGGCGTTAGTTTAGCTCCTAGTGGTTGGTACTTGAATTTAATTATTAATGTCGCATACGAATGGAATGGTTCAAATTGGACCGGTGCGACTAAAGCTTGTTAATGAAGACACTTAGAATGTTGTCAGCGCAACCTGCGCTTGACTACTATGCATGGCAGATAGAGGTATGTATACATAACTTTGCATCTCTTGGTTATAATAATATAGATATTGTAGCCGGGTATCAAGATGAGATACCAGAGTCGTGGAACAAATTATATCAGACATACTCTGATATAGCTAGGTTCTTTTTCTACAAGGATACAATGGGTGAATGCAATTACCCACCTGCCATTCAAGCTCACTTATTGCAAAAGCATTTCAAGAAGCATCCTGATCTAAAAAATGATGCGTTCTTTTTTCATGACGCTGACTTTGTTTTCACTAAGTATATGGACTTCACTCCATATCTTCAGGACGACATATGGTACTTCTCAGACACTATCTCATACATAGGCTATGACTATATCATGAGTAAGGGAGAAGAGGTTTTAAATGCGATGTGTAATCAGGTTGGTATATCACGTAAGTTGGTTGAGTTCAACAAAAATAATAGTGGAGGAGCTCAGAAGCTAATGAAGAATCTGACATCACACTACTGGAAAAAAGTTGAGCAGGATAGCAAGGATCTGTATAATATATTGACTAATCTTCAACACGTTAGAAAGGAAGGCGATCCGAACGGCATACAGGCATGGACGGCAAGCATGTGGGCCGAGCTGTGGAACGCTTGGTTTTTCGGCCATCATGTTGAGGTGCCTAAAGACTTTGACTTTGCTTGGGCTACTTGCCCGTCTAATAGATGGGATGAGCTACATTTCTTTCATAACGCTGGTGTCATAAATGCAACACAAGGAATGTTCCACAAGGCGTCGTATATGAACAATCTACCATTTGAAACAGACCTTCAGTTAGACCCAAACAGATGCTCATATAAGTACTATGAGATGATCAAAAGCATGAAAAGCTGCTTGGTCTAAAATTCGTAACTTTGTTATATGATTATAGATACGCTTACATTCTCCAATAAGGCTGAGGGATGGACCTCTAGGTGGACCTATCGCCCCGAGTGGATGATTGGTCTTAACAGCACATTCTATTCATTCAAAGAAGGTAGTCTGTATCAGCATGATACAAATACCAATAGAACGCAATTTTATAATGAGCCTATTATTGACTTAGAAGGTTTTTCTATATCTACAGTATTCAACCAAGAACCAACAACAATTAAAATGTTCAAGACATTAGCTCTTGACTGCACATTTGGATTAGATACTATTGGAGCCACTGATCTGGATCAGATTCAGATGAGTAAAAGCAATTACATTAATAAAGAAGGAGAGTTTTTCTCATATATGAGAAGACCTGCTAATCAAATTAATTTACAATTACTTTCATCGCAAGGAATAGGCACTGTATCTTCTGCAGTAGGTACAACTATTACAATGAACTCTTCATTTACGAATATAAGTCAAGGAGATTCAATATATGAATTCGCTGGATCAACGCCAATTTTAGTTGGCATCGTTCAGTCTATATCTGGAAATAATATAACAGTTAACACTGTGTTTAGTAGCCCTTCGCCTGGAGATTATTTAATATGCGTAAAACAATCATCAGTAGAATCTTATGGAGCTAGAGGATATTTTATGGATGTTACATTATCATTGAGCGGATATGATGCTATACCTGAAGTTGAGCTATTCGCTATCAAGGCATCAATATTCAAAAGTTTTCCTTAAATTTGTTACATGGAAGTTAGGTATCTTGATGACCGTGACTACGATGTTTTGGCGTCATGGTGGAAAGATTGGAGATGGACTCCGCCACCAAAAGATATGCTACCTCAGGACGGCCGTGGAGGTCTGATGATTACAAAAGAAGGCGTCGATATTTGCGCTGGATTTATATACTTCACCAACTCCTCTACAGCATGGGTTGAGTTTATTATATCTAACTTTCAATACAAAAACAAAGACCGAAAGGACGCTATTCTACTTTTGATTAACGCACTATCGGAGGTTGCCAAGGAGAATGGATGCAAGTATGTATACACCTCACTTAAAAACCAAAGCTTAATAAACTACTATGCAGAGTGTGGATTCGAAAAGGGATCCGATAACTGCACTGAAATGATAAAGATATGGCAGCAGTAACATCAACATTAGTGGCATTAGGAGGCGTTGGACTCAGTGCCGCACAAGCCATCAAGGCAAATAAAGACATGAAGCAGGCTGCGTCAGCGTCTGACCTAGCTAAACAGCAACTCAAACAAATTAAAGAGACCAATCCGTTTAAAGCGGTTCAGACTCCTATGCTTGGATTTGAATTAGCACAACAGCAGCAATCACAAAGAGAAGCTCAATTAGTAGGAGCGCTTGAAGGCGCAGGTGCTGAAGGAATTATTGGTGGTATTGGTCAAGTAGCTCAAGCAGGTAATGAGCAAGATTTGCAATTGGCAGCTCAAGCCAATCAAGCTCAGTTTGGTAGAGATATGGCTCAAGCAGAAGCACAGCAAGGAATTGAAGCTCGCAAAGCTGAAAGAGACTTTACTGCTGGTATAGGTGAAATTCAAGAGCAAAATATGCGAAGAGCAGAAGCAACTGCTAATAGAAATGCTGCTATTGAAGGTGCGCTTAGTTCTCTAGGAACTGCTGCACTTGGTATTGACAAGATGATTGATCTTTACAGAACTCCAAAAAATAAATCAGCAGAAGTTCAAAAAGCATTTAATAGCTTTCAAGATGCTCAATCAAAAATACCAGCTGGTGCGCTAACAAAGCAACAAAGCCAAGATCTAGGATATAATATTTTAATGGGTGATTGGAATTAAACTAGTATAAAATGGCAATCAATCAAAACATATTTGGGTATATACCTGTCGAGTCTATCGACTGGGCAAAGCAAATGAACAGCTTATCAGGTACTATATCTGGTATTGGTGAGCGTCGTGAAAAAGAGAAAGAGTACCTAGATCAGTTAAAGACTGACAATATAAAGACCATTCAAACTTCTGATGCTTTTGCAAGTCAGAACTTTGGACAGATGATGCTTTCCTCTTCTCAGGAAGGTGTTGGTACTATTAAAGCTTGGAATGATGCTTTGAAGAGAGGTGAGTTGGATCCAAAGCAATATAAGCAGAACATGAATAATCTCATGGAAAGCTGGGGAACTTTGGGCAATAGTATTAAAAGCTTTGACGCTAAGAATGCTGAGCTTCAAAAAAGACTTCAAGACGGAACAGCGTCAAAGGCATCTGTTGAGGCTGCTGAATATTTCTCTAGAATGGGTGATATTAAAAACATGAAAGTTTTTATTGATCCATCAACAGGCACTGTAAGCACAGGAAGATTAGATCCACAAACAGGACAAGTTATTCCAGATACAATCGAATCTGCAAAAACAATGGCTGATCCAAGTAATGCTGTCTTTGATAAAGTAGAGCTTGATAAAGCTGTTAATGAAATAACAAAATTATGGAAGCCATATGTTAATGAACAAGGAATAAAGACATTAACAGATTTAACAAAAAGGCCTGGATTTGCTAATAAAATGGCAGATGTTGTTGGATCATTAACAAGCAATAACCGAATGACATTAAGCATCCTTCAGGATAATATGGATGAAGGATACACAACATACTACACATCTCAGGATCGTGACCAAATACTTATTGGTATGGTTCAAAAAGAGAATGAGTCTAGAAGATATCAAGATCTACCAGAATTATCAGGAGAGAATTTTGAAGCATTTATGCAAGAAGCTGAAAAAAAGCTTATACCAATGCAAAAGGATGCATCTGGAGTTTATCAACCTATGATATCTGACGAGCAAAGAGATAGAGCTAAAAAAACAATTGAGTCTACTATTGAGATGCAACTTGAGTTTAAGTCATTAGAGGATGAGCCTAAAGCAGCAGGCGGCGGCGGTGGGTCTACTACTGTAAAAGCAGAGGATAAGCCTGAATACTACAAGACAGCTGCTGACGTCAGAACCGCTTGGGTTAATGGTGATGTAAATGCATTGAGTAGCCTATCTGGAGGTAAATACTTATTTGAGAAGAAAGGCGAAAATACATATCTTGTTATAAACGCATCAAATCCAAAAGATGTAAAAGGACCATTCTACAAACTTGATGATGTAGGTAGCTTCTTTGGTGTTGGCAACAGGGATACATGGACTAAGAAGATGGGTAAAGCTAGATCAGCTGCGAATAATCAACAGACACAACAACCAAAAATGACACAAGATCAATGGAATACTAAATGGGCATCACTTAAAAAAGGCGAGACTATGGTAGGATTAGATGGTGTAACTTATACAAAGAAATAATAAATGGAAAACGAATGGACACCCCCAAGTGACGGAGTAGCATCAGGCTCATCTTTTGTTCCACCATATGATGCAGTAAAAAAAAAAGATCTTACGGCATCTGGATCGGCACAACCTTCATCGGTAAGATCATCGACCACAACAACTATCAAGCCTACGGTATCTTCGTCTTCAAAAGGAAAGGCTGACGGAACATACTCTTTTCCGGGTGAAGATAATGCCATCTATAAGAAAGAGAATGGAGAGTGGTTTAAGTCATTTAAGGGTGAGTATAAGTACTATCCAATCACAAAAGGAGACGTTCAAAATCGCCTTCAATCACTTGAGAAAAACGCTGTTTCTTTAGATAATTATAGCTTTGAGAAGCCTGAACCTAAGATGCCTGAGGTTCCAAAAGAACTACAAGGAGACAGAAACACTATAGAATATTGGGACAAACTACTAGCAGCTGGCAAAGTAGATAAAAAGATTTACGATTACCACGCTGATAGAATTGCGTCTTCTGATTTTGGCCAAGCAGTCAATAAAGCAACCGCTCAAAAGCCAAAACAAACAGCCGCTCAAAAGGCCGAGCAGAAGTTATTCAAAACATCTTTCGATTCGCTAGATGTAAATGACCCAGAGTATTTAAGAAGGAAAGCTCAGTCTGATAAAATAGACAAATCGCTTTCATTGGTAACACCTGACTTTGTTAATGACAATGAAGGAGATGTTGTGCCAGTGGTTCAGCGGATCATTAAAGACTATCCATATCTTCAAGTCGCTGAGTCTGGTTTTGGTTATGATGAACTCCGAATTGTCAACACAATTACAGGTGAGGACGCTGTAGTCAATCTAGAGAACTGGACAACAAGTCGAGATAAAGAAGAGGCTAATATATTGAGAGGATTCTTAGACGTTCAGATGAGATCTGAAAATTATGTAAGGCAAAAACAAAAAGTTGACAAACTGCAAGCACAATTGCAAGTAGCTACACCAACTGAACGTATTGAGCTATCTAAGAAAATGCTAGAAGAGAAGGCAAAACTTAACGAGTTAGCAACCGGTAGATATAACTACGCTAAAAACGATAAGTATAAGTCTGCTGCCATATATGATAAGAATGCAAAGGATAATATTAAAACTGAATTTGCAAAGCTTCAGATTCAAGCTATTGATTATTCTGAAAAAGCAAAAAGCTATAATGAATGGAATGCCACTGTAAATGAGGCAAGAAAAAATGGCACTATTACCGAAGAACAATACAACTTAGAGTATGCTCCAAAGTTAGAGGCTGAGAAAAATATGCTTACTGAAGAAAAGAATAAAATCAATGAGCAGGTTATACAAACAAAAGACAAGAGTGTATCTATTGATAACATAGCAGCCAATCAATATGCCATTCAAGCTGAGAGAGGTAACGTGCTATCAGGTATAACTTATTCATTCTTACAAGGTGCTGAGAACTCATTAAGATTCTTACTTGAGACTGGTGACTTCCAAGATGGTGAGTTTAAAGGATTACTTACTGAAGCAGCACCAGGATCAGTCAGTGATGTGTATACGTCAGCTGAGGGAAGAAATGATTTTGAAAAGATTATATTTGGCCTTGCCAACTCAGGTGGATCAGCATTAGTTGGCGCTGCGGTAGGATCTTCATTTTTAGGATTGTATGCATCTTCATATGTAACTATGAAGGATCAAATGAGTACGCCTGAATTTAAGGACGTGCCTGAATACCAAAAGATATTAATGTCTGGCGTCTATGGCGCTACTGTTGGTGTTCTTGAAAAGTATGGGGTAAGCAAGTGGTTTACAAAGACTCCTGCCGGTAAAGGCTTGACAAACTGGATTCTTAAGAGAACAATTGCTGAGCTTGGCGAAGACGCTAGTGCTGAGGCTATTGAACTATCTATTAAGAAAAATCTTGGTGCCGCTATAACAAACGGACTTATTCAAGTCACATCAGCCGGCACTGTTGAGGGATCAACGGAACTTGCTCAAGAAGCAGCTGACATGGTTTATAAGGATGTCTTTAATAGAATGGCTGGTAAAGAGTACTTCCAAAATCCAAAGACATGGGGTGAGGTTGCTGATAGATTAGGCGAGGCGTTTAAGCTTGGTTTTGCAGGTGGTGCAGGCATGCAGTCGATTACACAAACTACTCAGGTTGGACTTAATGAGCTAAACAAAGCACAGATAAACAACATCACCGACCTAATTGAAAACACCGAACTTAAGGATACTTTCAAGTTACATCTTAAGGATCAGATGATTTCAGGTGAGATAACAAAAGACGAAGCCAAAAGACAGATCGATAAGATTAACCAAATTGAAGGTGTACTCAATAAGATACCAAGCAAGGTTGATAGGTTTGAGGCTTTTAAGTTGATTACTGAAAGAGATGAATTAAAAAAAGAAATTGCAGGGAAAGACCCTGATCTTGTCGCTGCTCAGACTGAGCGCGTCAATACTATTAATGATCAATTAAAACAATTAAGTTATGCCATTCAAGAGCAAGCAACAAGTGAAGTATCTGTACAGCCAGGAGCCGAAAGTGGCAGAGAAATGGCGCAAGGAAAACCCGAAACAGGATCTCAAGAAGTTACCCAAGAAGGTGAAAAAGTAAACGAGCTTCAGACGGTAAGAGATAGGATATTAAAAATTGAAGAGTCAAAGAAAAAAGGTGAGTTATTGGAAGACTCTAAGCCAGGAGAATTAAAATCCTTAAAGCAAAGAGAATCTGAGCTTGTTCAAGAAATGGATAGGCTTGTTAATATAGAAAATAAATCTACCAAGGAAATATCCAGCGAACTTAATACTATAGACAATACAGATCTAATAAAACAATTAGGTATAGAATCTAACTGGGATATGACAGCAGAAGGTGATTTTCTTGCTGGTAATGATCCTGTTTTGGCTTATACACAAAGAAAACTACCTGAATGGAATAGAGAAAGCCAACGAGGTAACATAAATCCTGAGTCAGAATTAACTTATGATATAGTTAGGGGTCGTTTCGGTAGTGAAGATAATAAGGGAGTAGTAATTGCTAAAGATGAGAATGGAGTTACCGTAGGAGTTGTTGAATTGGCTAGTAATGGAGGAATAGAACATATTGCTGTAGCACCTGAATTTAGAAGAAAAGGAGTAGCTAATAAATTAATAGAAGTTTTAAAAGAAAACAATCCAAACCTTGATCTATCTAAAACAAAATTAAGAAGCGAGGGGTTTGAAAAAGCATTCTCTAACACTATAATTGCTGAAGCATATAAAAAAGCCAAGCAAGATGGTAGCAATCCAACGCTAGTCAAAGCAGTTGAGGATTTATTGAGTAATAAAAATTTGGATAACAACCAAAAAGAAACTAACTTTGTACAAAATGAAACAGGAAACATACAACCCGAACGCACTGGAGATGGAAGAGGACGGACTGAGAGCAGGAAGTTTACGCCTCTTGAAGGCGCGCCAGCAGTTCCAGGCATTAACGGGCCGGACCCACAGCTTGTTGGAGTCGCAGAAAAGTACGCAGCCGACAATGGCATCGACCTCAAAAGACAGTCAGAGTACGTCGAAGTAGACGAACAAAGAGCCAAAAGAATAGCCGATGCTTACGAGCAAATGGCTGACAATCCTCAGGATCCAAAAGTAAAAGAAGCATACCAAGATCTTATAAACCAAACAATTGCTCAGTACCAAGCATTAGTTGATGCCGGGTATAAGTTTTGGTTTATGGACCTGAATATCCCAAGCAATGAGGAGTATGCATCGACTCCATACAATGCCTTAAGAGACTTAAGACAGAACAAAGAGATGGGCGTGTTCCCAACCACTGATGGATATGGAGAAGGTGACATAACACAAGCACAAATTGACGCAAACCCATTACTAGCTGATACAGGTATCAAATGGCCTGTAGGTGGAATAAGTGGAGAAATGAAGCCAGTTCTAGCAAATGACTTGTTTAGAGCAGTGCATGATGCATTTGGTCATGGCCTTGAAGGCGCTGGGTTTAGAGCAAGAGGTGAAGAGAATGCATGGCAAGCTCACGTCAGATTGTTTACCGGACCTGCAGTCGGTGCTATTACTAGTGAGACTAGAGGTCAAAACTCTTGGTTGAACTATGGACCTAATGAAGAGACCAATAGAACAGCTAAAATAGAGGACACTATATTTGCCGATCAGAAGATTGGCCTTATGCCTGAGTGGACTTGGTCTGAAGGTCGTGCAGGTGATATGGCTTATCAAGAGAATCTAGTAACTAATGAAAATATCAATGATATAATTGATAGTCAAGATACAGAAACTAGACAAAAAATAGCTAAGAGCGCTAAGCTTGTAATGAAAGCTATTCCTGAGGCAAAAATCTATCTTCATAATAATACAGCTGAATATGATGCTGCTATTGGTGAGCAAACCGAAGGAAAAGAAAAGGGAACATTTATTGGAACTGATATGGCTATCCATGTTAACATGGAAGAAGCATTTCCACACACCTTGTTACACGAAGCGTTCCATTATGTTATACTGAATAAAGGTCTAGATGCGAAAGTACTTAATGGATGGGCTAAATCACTTAGATCTATTATTAAGGATAAAAAATTACTTGATCGTATTGACACATTGCTTAAAAAGTACTCTGCTAAAGATCAATCTGAGGAGTTTATATCAGAATTAGGTGCCATTATGGGTGCGGCAAAAGGACAATTAAGTACAAGCGCGCTACAAAAATTCAAGACGTTAATCAATAAGATTGCTAAAGCAATTGGATTACCGACTATATTTACAGCAGCATCTACTACTCAAGATGCAGTTGACTTTATCAATACTATTAGCAGTCAATTAATTACTGGAGATCAGGTATTCGCTAATGGATTCCAAACAAAGATTGTACCTACTGATTTAGCTCGTAAAAAACAAGTCAAAGTAACAGAAAATCAGAAGCTTACATTTGTAAAGCAGTCTGATATAGTTGACTTTAAAGCGATTATTGACGACATTACATCTAAAGACCAAACAGTTTGGTTTTGGGTTGCTGATCAACTTGGACGTGGAATGTACTCTGATGCAGAAATAAATGGCGAACACTATTTAGACGCAGGTCCATCGTATGCATTAGATCCTGAGAATAGAAAAGATGGTATCATATGGGCATCTGGAAAATCAAAAGCAGATTTACAAAAATTAATTAATGCTAGTGATTATATATTTATTATAAGCGGATCACCGCAGGCATCCAAACTATTCAATAAATCTGTATTTGATTTATATGCTAAGAAGATAGGTGATTATAAGTCTTTTAAAGAGAAACTATTAAAAGCAGGAACCGTAAAGGCTTTAAGAGATGTGTTAGATGCGCACGATTCATGGGCATCTATTATGGAAGACGCATCAGTGGATAATGCAAAGTCTAAAAAAATAGGCACAGGGCGTAAAAAATTCTTAATTGCTTTAAATGAGTCATTAAAAAAACCTAATTCTTCAACATATAAACTGCTTGAAAGTTTAAATGCTATAATTGATGTAAATTCACTTAGAGATGGTTTTTATTTAGAAAACAATTTTGAAATGGGTGATGTAATGCTTGTGTTGAAACCTACTGGAGTGGGCGGCAAAGCAAATCATTCTACATATGAAAATAATGTATTGGGAGAAGTTGTTGGTGTTCCGGACATCATCGTAAACTCATATGATATTATGCCTGAAGAGGTGCGTAATAAATATAAAGATGATATAGATAGAGCTCAACAACAACAAGTAGTAGCGCCTTATGGAGCTGGACTTAAAAAAGTACAGCAAGTAGCTGAGCGTAAGAAACAAAAAGGATTCAGCAAGCAGGAAGCTATTAGAAAGGCCAAAGAAAAGTATGTACTATCTGTAAAGGAAAGAGGTAACACGCCAGAACAGGGTGTCACTTCAGCACTCGAGGACTTGAGAAAGTCAGAATGGTATAATGAGGCTGATGACTTAATGAGAGAAGAAGCCGAAAGAGAGCTCAGGAAGTTCTTCGGTGAAAAAATGAAAGCAGCTCCTTCTGTCAAGAAAGTAATGGCTATCAAGCCAACTAAGATACAAGTGGAAGAGATGGCAGCACTCAAGTCGCAAATTAGACTTGAAGCCAAGGCTGCTCGTGAAGCTAAGGGTGATCTGAATTCTAAAAGAAAAGCTCTTGCAGCTGCCATCACAGGTATGGTAAGACAGGGCAAGATTACAGCCGTTCAGGCCAGAAGCATCATCAATAAGGTAAGCAGAGTTAACCTTGACAACCCTGTGATGGTTGATCGATTGATCAGCTATGCAGAGAAAGTGTTCGATAGAGCCGACTATCAAGAGACATTAAGCAAAGCAGCCAAGATCAGAAAGTCAATCAAAAAGGCCATGAAGTCAAAAGACCTACAGGCTGAGGTTGCGGCTATGGCTAAAAAGTTCTCAGGTGTTGATCCGTTTATGGTTGAGGATATCGACCAGTACATCGAGAATGCAGAGAAGGTGCTTAACGCTGTTCGTCCTGTCAGAGAAACAGACGTACCACTTCGACAAGCTGCTGATATTGAAGCTATTAGCGAGTACACGACAACTCAGGTTGAACGTCAAGAAGCGAATAAAAAAGCTGAATTACTTGCACTAAATAAATATTTAGTAGATGCTGGTATAATTACTGACGACATGACTGCTAAGGAGATCCAAGAGATGATCGACATTATTGCAGCTGAAGAGTATGAAGTTGAAAACGCTGACAAGAAGCTTAACTTTTTGAAAAATCGTTTTGATTTTATGTCCGGTGTAATAGAAGAGATGATTGTGAACAACAAAGATATCTTCACAGACGAAGCACTTGATCTAACGCACC